TAGCAACATAAGCAGTTTTCATTTTTGGGATAAAAAAAAGCCTTGGTAAGAATACCAGGGCTTTTTTTAAAATATAAGTATGAATGAAAACCTATGTTATGCTTCGTTAGTGCTTAATTTTCCATTGCTACCAATAGCAACTGAAAAAGGTTGATATGTATTATAACTTGGGCGTCTAATGGCAACACATCTATTTTTTTCAAGCTCTGATATGTTAACTTCATTGTTTTGATTTCCACCTAAAACAAAATATGTTGTTGGGCTTTCGGCAACATAAAAACCTATGTGACCGCCTGATGGTCTCCTAAATATTAAAACATCCCCCACACTTGCATCTCTTGCCATTACTGGCATCCAAATTCCAGCGTATTTTAAAGCCCTTAAATAATCGTATTTGTCTTTAAAATTAGGTAACTCACGATTTGCACGTTTGCAACAAATAGCAAAAAATAACCCGCACCAAGCTAATTCATCATTTTTGTAAATATCATCTAAATTTAACTCTTTAGCCCAAGCCATTATAGTAGCATTGTTAGCTTTGCCTACAATTTCTTTTGTGCCAAATAAATCAAATGCTATTTGTAAGTGACGTGGCAAAGTTTTGCCTTCTAAATATTTTGGAATCATTGTTTTAATCTTAATATTTTTAAAATAAATTTTAATATCTGTTTTCTAAAATTTCCGACAACAAAAGCAATAACTAAAAGTATTATTGGGAATTTTAAAGTATTCCATATAGCAGCAACAAACCACCCACCAGTAGTTGTAATACTCTTTAAATCTTCCTTTTGTTTTTGGTGTAATGCTGCTATACTATCCTTCGCAGCTTCAAAATTGGCATAGTACAAAGCAGCTTCATTTGTTTTTGAAGCTAGGCTATCTCTACACAATTTTAAGCGTCTGTTGTCAGTTACGCTACTTTCTGTGTGTGTGTTTATTTGCTTTTGCTCACAAACATATTTACCACTAATATAAATTCCATTTGTATCAATATAAATTGAAAGCCCATTAATTAAAGTGTCGAATGAGTATTCTCTTTGCTTAAATACAGTATAAGGGATTAAAACTGGGGGCGATTTAACTTCTATTTTACTAAAAATTGTATCTACTTTAGTAGTTTTAAAAGTATCATTAACACAAGGATTGCTTTGCTCCCAAACTCTACCAATTTTTTCAACACTTTGAGGATTGCTTAAAACTTTGTTTTCTGCTTTTTTTATTGCATTGCAGCTAAACAACAAAGCCAACACTAAGCACCATATAATGGTGCCTACTATGTAGTTGTTAATTGTTTTTTTCATAATTATATACCTTTAATTTCGGTTTCTTCTTTTTGAGGTTTTACGCCACACAATGCACCAACTGCTAATAAAAACATTTCAAAACCTTTTAAGTAAAGTAATATTCTTACTTGCACCTCTGCTTTAATTACAGGATCACCAGCAATTAAAAATTGTGCTATTGAACTTAAAATGATTAGTACAGCAATTAATGCAACTACCCATTTAGGAGGAGCGGACAAAATTTGTCCAAAACCAAAGCCAATTTGTTTCATAAAATTATTTTTTAAAATTTGTAAAATTTTTTATCCACTTCCACAAGCCCCCTTCTTCGATAATCTGTTTTCTAATGTTTTTGTAGTTGAACAAAAACAAACAAACTGAGGCTATTAACGAAGCCCAACCAGTTAATGTGTTTAGGCTTATTAGTAAAAATAAATTTGATATAAATGATACCATGCTATTGTTTGAATAGTTTAAATCTGTTGCCATTTTTACTTCCTTTTTTAAGTTTTAAATTGTTTTAGGATATTGGAAGTAAATTAATATGTGTCTATAACCACATCACCTGTTCTAAAAACATTTTCCATATAAGCCCTTAATATTAAACATAAAAAAAACTTAGGCATTTCACAAGCAATAAATGTTTGTAAAAATTCCCCATTATTTTCATTATGTAAATCAAGCAAAAATCCATTTTCCACTACCGATATTTCAGCAAAAACAACATCCTTTAACTTTACTTTCATTATCTTATTGTCGGTTGTGTTACGTTCGCCAACACCAGCAACATAAGCATAATCAGTAATTTCAGCACATTGCAAAACTTTATTCCATCTTGCTCCAAGTCTAAGACTATTCCATTTGTGTAGCTCCCACCATTTTTTATTCTTGCCAGTTTTAAAACTATGTGGAAATGATAAAATGGCTACACCAAAAACTTTGTGCAAATCGGTTTGGTTTTTACCTTCATAAATAAAGCTTTCGTTAAAAGAAAATCTTAACTTTATTTTTTTAGAACACAAAGGGAAATACCAACCTTTCTGTTTGTTAGAACCTTGCTTTATGATGATAGGTTTTGGCACGTCAGAAGCTTAAATTAGTTTTATAAACATTGTTGAACTTAGATAATAACAATCTTAATAAGCTTTCATACCAACCATCCCAATCGTCAAAGTCTTTTCTTTTTAAAGCTAAAGTTACCAGCCTTAAATTTTGCGTTTTGGTTCTTAAAGAAACAGTTACATTCCAATCATCAATGCTTTTGGCATCTTGGATAAATGCAAAATGTGTTGCTGTGTCTTGTTTGAAGTTTTCACCACTAAAAACAAAATTTCCTTTTAAAGGAGCCGCAAAGCAGCCCTTAATTGTCGTGTCAATTACTTGAGTATTTGCTTTAAACGAAGCCATAAAGCATAAGGCTATAATTACAAGTTTCTTCATTTTTATTTTAATTTGAAATTGTGTACTCTATTGTGTTATTATCGCTAGTATTTGTTGTTGCTGCTCCAGGTGTATAAGCAGTTACAGTAAAGCTAGTTGCATTAACTAAACTACTAACTGTAAGTATGCTACTAGTGCCAGTTACAGCCGTTGCAGTTCTATAATTTACTTGGATAAAGCAGCCTGTTGTTGCTAGTGTATTACTAATTGTTACAACTCCATTTACTAAGGTAGCTGTTCCCTTTGGGCTGTTGGCTGTTGTGGGTTGTGTTAGTTTGCCTACAATTCTAGCTGTGCCGTTTATATCAGCTCTAAAACCTGCGTTTGTTGATGTATTGACTAGCAAATTACCATCACTGGTTATCCTTACTCTTTCAGGCCACTGACTAGTACCATTCAATCTTGTGTGAAAGGTCATAGCAAAAGAGATGTCACCTTGAGTTGCATTTTCTTTAAAACTTTGGATTGCACCGGTCGTAGTTGAAAAAGTTGTTCCACTGTGATTACCCCTAAAAATTATTCCCCCACCGCAACCAAGCCCAGCAGAGTTCATATCTGACACAGCTAATCCCGTGAATTCTGGAGCCAATATTGAGTTTATTTTATTACCACCAATGTGAACTCTATCTAATGGTGTAATATTTATACCAAATCTTTTATTTGTGTTGTCCCATCTAAATCCTGTATCACTACTTAAAGTATTTGTACCGGTATAAAAAGGCACTCTACCGCTTACCCCTGTACCTGTAATAGGGTTTGTTAATGTGTTTTGTTTTGTTGCTAATCCAGCATCAACAAAAGCCTTTGAAGCAATCACCGTACTATCTACTATAAAACTTCTATCAGCACTTAAATCACCACCACCTGCTAAACCATACCCTGCTACTATGGCTCTTATATTAGGCACTAAGTTTAAAACTATACCATAGGTTACACTATTCTTTCTGTAAAAAATAGTATCTGTATTATAAAAAATAGTATCTACTTTATTGTTAATTTGATTTACTAGACTTGTTGTACTGCTTCCAAGATTATTCCATTTAAAGCCATTCCATCCATAAAATAAACTATCACTATTTTTATACACTATTGCTCCTGCTCTTGTGTCACCTCTTGCTATTGTAGTATCCCCAGCCGAAACATGAAGCAAACTATCAACTTTAAAATACTTATATTGATAACCTGCTGCTGTCATTGGTGTATAAACAACTCTTGCTGTAGTAGTGCTAAATGGACTTCTTTTTGGCTGTGAAGTTGAACCTGAGCAAACTGTCACAACTTGAAATCTATAAGCAGTACTAGCATTTAACCCACTAAATGAAACAATAGTCGAAGTAGTTGCACCACTAATTATAGAAACGTTTGACCCTGAGCCTGGTAAAACAGCCCACGAATAAGTTACAGCACCAGAAACAGCAGCCCAAGTAGCTGTACCGCCTGATTGTGTTGGTGCAACACTTATACTTAGTGTTGTATCACATTGGCTTTTTACATTTAAAAAGCCTAAAACAAAAACTAAAAAAAGGATTTTCTTCATAAAATTATTATTGATATAAAACGTATGCTTCTTCATTTGGTTCAAATGGTATTGCCCACTCTATTGTACCTGTTGTGTTGTCAAATTTAGCCTCTTTATTTAAAGGCGTTCCGCTAAGTATTATTTTACTATTACCTATACCGTCTTTATGTATAGCAACTACATCTTTGCCGATTAATGCAGTGTCAGTAAAGCTAAATTCTCCGCCTGTACCTGTATATTCTAATCTTTGCATGGCATTTGGTGATAATGGTGTTGGTGTAAATATTTCAATTAATTGCCCAGTACCTTGTAAGCTTATTGAAAATGTGGAAACGTCTGCATAGCTTCCGCTGTCCTCGCTATTGGTTATATAAAATCTGCCTTCGCTTGTATAAACATCATTGCTTTGCGAAGTCCTTTCAAACCTCATTAATAATTGCTGTTTATTTAGCTGTATTGCTCTAAAATCACTAAGTCTAAGGTTTGTATTATCTAAGTTTATTAAACCGTCTATTGTGCCTGTATAGCTATGTTTTTGTGGGATAAAGTTTGCAAAACCACCGCTACCAATAACAGTAGTTTCTAACATTGTGGTTGATAGGCTAAATGTTGCAGTTCTTGCACAAGCAAACATTTTCCAAACGCCACCTATGAACGTATAAACTACAATATTTTTACCTAAAACTAAATCCATTATTTTGTATCTAAAATGTAATTAAATTGGTAATTGCTTGTTAGCATTGCATCCGTTTCGCCGTCTTTATGCAATTCAAATAAATTTACTTTACATGATGTGTTTGCATAATCAATTTCCATTCTTCCTGCAACAAAATTCACTCCAATAAAATTAGTTAACTGAAACAAAGATAAAGAGCTTATAATTACATTACCACTTTTTACGCCAATAATTCTACACTCTACACCAGTCCTTGCATATCTTTTATTAAATAATTTTTCAAAAGTAATTATATCACCCAAACCTCTATTTTCGGTAGTGTGTAATCTTCGCCAGTTGCTAGTTCTTTGCCTAACTAAACCGCCTATTGTGTTTACACCAAACAAAGTACCTCCTATTGTGTTACTTATGCTGTCATCTACATTAATAATATTTTGTTGCGTATTTTTTACCCCTACATTTTGCGACTGCTTATGTGTTTGCCCTTTAACCAATCCGAATTTGTCGGCGTTGTTAAACACTTCTACTTTAAAATTCTTAAAACGCCACTCATTAAATTGAGGTCTTACATAATTACCTAGTTGTAAATAAAAATTTCCATCATAAGGAATTTCAAAGGTTTCAATTTCTACTGTAGTCCATTCTGCTATATCTTGACCTCCTGTAATTATTGGACCAAAATTATTACCTGATATACTCCCTGAAATATAGGTTCGCCATTTTCCTGCAATATCTAAAAATCTATTGTTAACCCCTCTTGGGCTTATTGGCATTTTTGTATTTAACCAACCCCCAAATTGTAACATATAGTCATTTCCAATCCCAGCATCATAGCTATCCTTTCGTCTAACTTGAAAATTTATTTTTAAAATATCCCCAACATTAACCTCCATTGGGGCAGAACTTATAGCCGCATTTGTTCTAAAAAAATCATTATATCCATTCCCACTCGCTATTAAATATCTATCAATTTCTTTTAGCCTATAATCTCTTACGACTCTAATTGCCTTATAACTTCTTGTATCAAATAATTGAGTTCCACTATTATCCCAAACGAACCCTGCACCCCATCCAACAAGGTCATATTCATCATAATATTGTAAATTTACGCCTGTGCCTATTGTATAACTTTTTAATAAATTCCCTAATCTTTTTAAATCAATATTATTGAATAATTGTGCTGGTCTTGTATAGTTGAAAGTATCTAAAGAAAACTTAATATTTCTATTGATTCTTTGCAAAGCTCCATATTCAATTGGCATATTAGTTCCATGTCCTACATATAATTGATTGCTATAAAAACCTGTTGAAACTTGTACTTGTGTCTCATCATAAAATCTATAAGGGATTGCCCCATTGTAATATCTTGCTTCATTCCAACGTATTATATTCCATTGCCCATTTGCTTGAAATAAACTAATATTAAAACGTGAAAATATTTTTTCTAAAACTGAATAGCAATTATCGTAAGTCTGCTCATTGCTTGAGTTGCTAAAGCTTTGAAAGTTTAAATATGTTTGACTTAAAAAAGTATTTGTAGTGTTAAATGTTGTTTCAGTTAAATTGCAAAACAAAACAGTAGGTAAACTAATTTTTGTTTGATTGATGCAATAAAAGAAAAACTCTAAAATCGAAATGTATTTAAAAGTTGTACTTCCTATTGCTTCATCAATAGTAACGTTTTTCAATAACCCTATGTTGTCAGTAGCTGTAAGTGTTATAACGTGTTCTATATCGGTAATTTCTTCCATGCAATCATCTTGCACTAAGTAACCATAGAAAACTAAAATATTGTTTAAAAATACTTTTATTTGAAAGGTGTCATCACTATCAGAATAAAAATTACTTAATGGCAAATTGCCAGTATTAACTAAATTTATTTGTACCTGGCTTCCTTTAATTGCTGCAAGTGGTTCGTCTTTATCCCACGTGTGTATTACTGGAGATGCAGCACAAGTAAACCTTGCACTAAAACCTGTATAGTTTAATTCTAATATTTCAATTTTGTAATCATTGTTTTCAATATCAGAAAATTCACCAAAATATTTTAAGCCGTAACCCATTAGCCTACTGTGTTATTTAATTTAGAAACTTTGTTAAAATAAACCATTAATTCAGTACCTCTAAATATTGTTATTGGTTGTATATCTACAGCCATACTGCCGCCAATTCCCCCCATTTCGTGGTTAGGTGTAACCCTTGCACCACGTGGTAAACTAATAAGTTCTGGCCCACGTTCTCCAACCATGGTTAAACCACCCCTCCAATAGTCTGTACCTTGTGCGTTTTTGCCTATTTTTAACCCTTTAAGCAAACTACCAAATGCAACTAAAGCAATCCCACCAATTAAACTTTTTGAGAAATCACCAACTCCGAAAGCCTTGTTAATACTCTCGAGCAATGAAGATGCAATAATCATTTTTTTACCAATGGCAACAATCCCTTCGCCAAATGCTGCTAATATCCCATTAAATAACCCTTCAAATAAATTACCCCCTTGCATTGATTGTGCAATTGCTTCACCAATTCCGCTAAATGCATTACCTACTGTACTTTTATACACTTCTACCAACCCTGCTGCATATTCATTTGCCTTTTTTTGTTGTTCCTTAGCGTCTTCATCCTGTGAACCTGCAACTGGAACTAAACTAAATTTAGCTGCAATAGGGATGTTTAATTGTACGGCTTTTTTAAATATGCTTAATCTTTCATCTAGTTCCCTTTGGTCATAAATAACCTCCTTAGTTTTAAGCTGTAATTCAACTGGTGCTTCAATCTTTGTATCTTGCGTTGTTAGTTTAACGCCCTTTTTTATAGCACTGCTAATTTGTGTAGGTAATATTTCAAAACTAATATCATCTATTTCAGCTTTTGGGGCTTTTATTTCACCTAGTTCTTTAATTGCTTTTGCGTAACTACTTATTTTTTTGTCATCGAATTCGTCTTGTGTAATAAAAAACTTTTCAAATTCAGCTGTAACGCCCCTTACGTCTTTGCGTAGTTCTGCAATTATATCTTTGTAATCTTTTACATCTTTTACTTTTGGTGTTTTTGGTTCTTTAATTTCGTTTACAGTTACACCCTTTTGCAAATCTGCAATATCTTGAATAATAGCTTTAGCTTCTAATTGTAGTTTGTTTTTTTCTTTAGTATTTTTATTTTCAATTGCTTGTAGCTTAATTACCGTTTTTGCGTTTTCCTCATCTTTGGCTAAATTCCCAGTAGCTATTTTTGCTGCTTCTAATCTTGCTTTAGAAATGGATGCAACAGCTTTTCCTAGTCTATCTAGTGTTACACCTTCTTTTCTTAATAATTCTTCAGTAACTTTTTCTAATTCTTGTTGTTTTATTTTTACAGCAATAACAGTTTTTAAACTGTTTAAATATTTTATATAAGCAGCATCTAAGCCTACAACTGCACTGCCCTCTAACTTTAACCCATTAAATATTTCTGGCTGTATTTTCTTTAATTCCTCTAAGGTTGCTAATTTCTTTTGTCTAGTTGCAGTTTCACTTTGCAATACTGCAATCAATGTTTGTACTTTTACAGCTTCACCAGAAACACTGCTATAAATACTATCAACAGCTTTTTTGTGTTCGTCAACTTTCTTTTTTGCTTCCTCATTTTCAACACCCCAAGCCCTAAAACCCATTTGAGCAAATGATACAGCAGCAGTAACCAAACTTAAAGCCAATCCCAAACCACCTGCACCCATAAGACTGCCACCTAAGGCTTGTAATGCCCCTTTAGTAGAGCCTGTTTCAACCTTTAATCTTTGGAAGCTTTCAAGCAATGGGTTTAAGTTGTTGGCAATACCAATAAAACCAAAAGGGGCATCTTGTGCTACTCTACCTAAATTTGTAAGTGCTTGTGAGGCTTGATTTGAACCTGCAACAAACTTATTTTGTGTGCCTAATAAATTATTTTGTGTAGAATTTAAAACCTCAAGCTTAGACTTTAAACCTGTAACAGCACGTTGTAAATATTCAACTTCTTTTGAATTTGTAGCTTTCTTTAAAGCATTCTCAAAATTCTTTAAATTATTTTGAGTAGCCAACAATTCAGACGATACATCCTTAACGCCGTCAGCAATTTGTTTTAAACCCTTGTTTACTTCAACGGTTTCAAGTCCAGCTTGTATTTCTAAACCTACTGTCATAGTGCTATTTTATACCGTGAATTTCTTTAATTTTTTGCCACTCTTCAATACTAAACTGCTTTCGTTCCGCTTCTTTTTTGTCACCTATTTGCCAAAACTTATCAATACTTAAAGGCTTTTTAACAAGGCTTTGATGTAATCTATAAGCTGCAAATCTATGTATGTGTTGCTGGTCTTCTAACTTTTTGTAATATCCTTCTTCTTTGCAATAATTTGTGTAAGGGCTATTAGTGAAATATTCGTATTCACTAAGCCCTAAAACTCCCATAAAAAAACTGTCACGTTCAAAGAAATATTTTGCTATTTCTTTTTCGCTCTTGGGTTCTTTTTTTTTTGAGCAGTTTCATTTGTTGCTTTAATATTTGCCAATAGTTCTTTAAACTTATTGCACTCAACAAATACATCACTTACTTGCTTAATTACATCAACATTCAAAGCCTCAACCCATTCACACACATCTTCAAAAGTAAAGTCTATTGCTTCACGCTTAACATAGGCGTTGCACACTAGTCCACCCCAAAACATAGCATACAAACCATTTGCAGCTATATCATTTGGGTTGTCTAAGCCATTGGCTACATCTTGCATAACAATTTCACTGTACTTCCTTACAGCTAATTCAAGAAACTTTAAGCCTCTAAGTTTACCGCCTATTTCTATTTGTATATAACTCATAAAATTATACAGTTATTGCAAATGTTGGAGTGCCTTTAGGTTGTAAAGTGATGCTAAATGTTGCAGCTTCATTAAAAGTGTAAGTGTCACTTATACTTGCTATAAACGCTGTTCCTGTTTCAACTTCATCTCCTGTAACTGGAGAAGCTGGACCCACTTTGTAACCTACAGTTGTTTTAGCAATCATTAAGGCTCTTAAATCAGAACCACTAATTTTGCCACTTGAAGGGTCTTGTAAGTGATATGCTTCTGCTTCGATTGAAAACGATAATATGCCAGTTTCTTTTGATGGTCCACAAGCACTATCAGCTTCAATTACTGCAACTTCATTTGTACGTGAAACGCTAGTTAAGCATACAACTGTATCATAACTTGTTCCTCCTGATGGGTCAATAAATAACAAGATTGTTCCTGCTACTGGTTTATGTTCTGCCATTTTATTTTATTTTTAATTGTGATAAATAATATGTTCAAAAGTAATGATTCTATCAATATAAACCATATTTGCATCATTTTGGTAATTACTAATTATATCACTAACTAGCCTGGTACCGCTGCAAGTAAAACCATCACTTGTTAAATCTATTTGAGTTTGCTTATTTGGGTAAATTAATTCTAATACTTGCCCTGCTAAATCGTCTGCTAATCTACCACTATTAAATTCTTTTTCTTTTGTACAAATTTTTAATTGTACAGATATTCTTGATGTGTTTGTTTCGCCAATTGTGCCAATTTCATTATGTATTGGCAAAGTCATAACTATATACTCTTTAAATCCTTGCTGTGGTGCATATTGATAAAAAACATTAATAGGTCGTGAACCTGCAGCATCAACAGCAACAATATTATTTTCTAATAATGTTTTGTACTGTTTTCTTATTGCATAATTAGGACTTTTCATATTTCTTTAAACGCTCTTTTAATTTCATTTCAGCTTCAACCGATGCTGGATATAAATATGGCTGTGGTCTTATTCCTTTTCTTAAAATAGCTAATGCTATTGGGTAGGCAACTGATTTATCTTCATTCGACCTGTTGCTTGTCGCTCCTGTTCTTCTTTGTGTTTTAACGCTGTAGGTACCTGCTAACCCTTTGTCTTTAACCCATTCCATTATAGCAGCTAAAAAGTCATCCATTGTTCCGCTACCTGCTTTTCCTTTAAAGTTTGAAGCGTATGTTTGCCAATCATTCGGCAAACTACTAACATAAGAACCTGCATAGCCTCGAGTGCCAAATTCAACATAAGCAGCATAAACTTTTCTAACTGAAACATTTGCACTCGGATTGCTTTGTGTTGCATAATCAGCGTCTATTGAGTTTCTTAAGTCACCGTTGTTTACTGGTGCTTTCTGCTTTGCTATCCTTACAACATCCGCAGCCCAAACATTCAACTCATTTATTAAAGAACTTTTTATTTCTTTTTCAAAATTATCTAATTGCTTAAATAATACACCAATATTTTTTATTTCAAAACTAGCCATCGTAAATTTCGTTAAAGTCGATTTGTTGATAATCAAACTTTCCTATCCTTAGTGGTTTTATTGAAGTAATATTGTAGCTTCTAAAATTCCATTTTAAAACCGCTCTTGCTTTCCATTGACCAGTTAAATCATTTCTTACCGTTGCCCTGTAGCTTTTAAAATCATTAATAGTACTTTGGTTTTGATTTTGGTTGTTTTGTAATTGCTCAATCTTTGCCCAAAAAGTTACCCCACTTGTTGAAGTGTTCACAATTACACCACCGCCATCGTCTGTTTCGTCTGTTGTTTGTAGCAACGTGACAAATTCAGTAAATTCACTTATTAATAATTTAGCCATGATTAAATCCTTCTATAAAGTGCTAAAGTTTGTTTTGCCATATTATCCATGCCAATAGTATCATCCCCTCTATTTGCAAACATATAAGCCGTTTGCTGTAGTATTGCTTGTTTTGCCCACTGAGGATAATTTATGTTTGTGCCATTGTCAAATGAATACCCAGCGTAATATTCAACCATTAGGCTATCATTTAAAGGCTCTAATAATCTTATAAAAGATTGTGTTCCTAATAATGGACTTGTTTTATGTGTTAATGTGTTGCCTTCAAAATCTTTAACAACTAATCCACTAACATAAGGACCATAAGGCAATTGGATGCCACCTAAACTATTGTTTAAAATGGCTTTCACACCTCTGTACATTATACTAATATTTGCGTATGCTTCACACATTTGCCTTGCACGTTTTGCAATACTCATAGCTAGTGCAACATCATTATCATTACTTACTTTTAAATAAGTAACAACCTCAGTTTGTGAAACTGGTTCTGTTGTTATTTCGCTAAAAAATTGCACGTCCAAAACTGCATTATAAACCATACTAACAAATTTTAAAAAAGGGAGAGTTTAACCCTCCCTTTTTACCCTTTAAAAAACCGAACTATGCCTTTAATTAAAATTGCCCTAAATTAAGAAACATTACCAAAATCACCATAGATGAAGTAGTTGTCACCGTACACTGGGAACGCTACTCTTTCTTCAATTCTAACGGTTAATTTGTTTTGTTGTACGTTAGTTGCATCTTGCTCGAAGATTTCAATCTTAACTGGTTCACGAGTAATTAAGTTTGCACCCATTGCCCAATCCCCAACTATGAATTTATCAACAGTTGCAGCAGTTGAACGATATACTGGCACACCGCCAACATACATTTGACCGTTTACAATTGTTACTAATCCTGGTAAATCATACTCCCCGCTTCCGCCTGACTTGTTAAGCATAATTCTGTAGTAATCCGATGGGTTCAACAAAATACCATTTGCTTCACGATCATAACCTTCAAGCTGTGCAATTGCTTCTACTAATTGCTCAATGTCAACTGTAGAACCGCCACTTGTTGCAGCAGTAAAATTACCTGTATGGGTAATACCTGCCAAATTTGGGCTTGTACCATTACCATTTAATAATTGAGCATCCTCAACTCTTAAAAGTAACTCAGGTAAACGACTGTTAAGGAATGTACTCATTCCAATAACATCATCAAGCATATTTCTTGAGATTTTCAAGAAACCTGCAATCCATTGTGCTGGTAATTGAACCTCTGCTAAATCCAAATCAATTTGTGCTTTTGTTGCACCCTCAGCTGCAGTAGCTATTGACCCTTCACCAGCAACTTCTTTTACATAGTTAAATGTTGAGCCAGTACCCATTGAACCAGCAGTAAGTAAATCACGAATGTGCAATTTTCTTGTTGGTAACTGAATGATGTTTGGCTTTAAAAATCCTGTTGAAACGTCCGCCGTGCTGAAATTGTTTGCAAAGGTCATATCGCCTACAGATTTTAACTCTAAGGATACAGACTTCTTTTCTTTTCTGTGAAGTTTTGCAATATCATCAGTTTTTTCAACTAATGCTTTTTGCAACACTTCGTTAAAGCTTTCAGGGGCTTTTGGGTTTGGTTTGTCGTTGATTGCTTTTACTCTACTTTGTAAAGCATCAAAAGCAGCTACTTGAGTTTCAAAGTCTGCTTTTAATTTTAGCAATTCTTCGCCAGTAACACCTTCAGGCAAACCTTTAATTTTAGCAATAGAAGCCTCAATAGATTTGTATTGCTCCGTTGCTTTTGCGTTTGCAGATGCAACTATTTTTTCTTTCGTTTCATCTAATAGAGAAACTAATTCTTTAAATTCCATTTTATAAACTGTTTTTATAATTAAAAAATTGTATTGCTTCTTTGACTTTAGCTAATGACACTTCTGTTTTAACAACGGGAGGTGTATTGGTTTGCTTCAAGTTCAAAATAATTTGTGCTAATTGTTTTTGCTCCAACAATAGTAGTTCTATTGTTTCATCTGTGGCATCGCTGTTTTTACAAAACTTTTCTAAAGATTTTACTCTTGCTTCAATATCTTCAACTTTAATGCCTTCTAATGATTTCACGCCTGTAAGTGGTGTATTTTCATTAACGCCCCAGCCTGTTAGGCTTGAGCCTTCAAATAGCTTTACCTCTGTTAATTCTGTATAAGTATCTTTTCTATTTTGTTGGATATTTTTATACCCAATTGAGTGTTCTGTAATCAAACCGCTTTCAACCATCTTTAAAAAATCTACTCCTAAGTTGTGACTGCCTATTTTGCTTTCATAATACAGACCTTTCTTGTCTTCAACTAATATTAAAAATTTGCCTAAAGGTTGGTGTGGGTTATGATTTTGTAAATGCTTAATACGATTGAAATTTTCGCTAATACTCTTTTTAAAAGCCCCAAATCTTACAACTTCTTTGTACACATCTACTGTATCAAAACTGCTAAGGTAGCCAGTGACAATGCCTTGCTTAACGTCCAAATCTTTAAAATTTGCACCGTTTGTAAAGTTGCTGTATTTGTAAAGAGATTTCATTTTAAAACAAAAATACTATTTTTTATATTACCAAAATTATTTTTTTTCAACAAATGCAACCGTACATCTACAATTGCAAATATTCCCAGCCGTTGCCCCATTCTTTCGGTCACCTGGCTGTGACATTAATTGCCCACTAACATTAAAAAATTCATTCATACCTACAGTTTTGCCGTCCATGTGTAAATGGTCGAATTTGTCACGTGGTGAGCGTCTTGTTCTGCTATCCCTTGCACTAATCCAAATCTTATCCATATTTAACCCAACACTTTGAGCAGCGAAAACAGCCCCTTGATTTGCAGCCGTTACAGTCTCAGTCCTTGCTATTAATTTTGCCCTAATCTTTGTGAAACCTTCGGCGGTTAATAGTTTTACAACGTCACTAATACTGGAGCCGTCATTTAAAGCCTTTATAAATATTTCTTGAATTTTATCTCGTGTTGTTGTTGTAATTTCTTCGGCTGTGTTAAACAATTCGTATCTAAAAAAATCTTCCATTAATTGCCTCATCTGCTCACTAAATCCCATTGTATAACGCTTTTCATTTTTTGGCAATTTAGCAGCAATTGAAGCCCCATAAATTAAAGCAGCCTCATTGTATAACTTTTTTAATATTGTGTAAATTTCAGCACTAGAAATGCTTACTAGTGTAGTATTATTTAATCCATTG